TTCAAGGCGACAATTTTTTTCCTTGTCCGTTATTGGATACTTTTCCATTACCATTTTCTCTATTGCCTTGTCCATTTGGCCCAGCGTTTAATATTTTATCCAACTCGCTCACTTCTTCAATAGGCATCTGACCGCTATCTACAAACACCTTATCCATTTCTTCAATAGGTAAAGGATCATACCCTATTGCCTCTCTAAATTCATTCTTAGTTACAGGAGCATCTTTAAGAGTTGTAATCATGTCCTTCATGTCCTCCTGCATCTCTGGTAATTCTGAATAATCCGGTTCTATCTTTTGTCCCTTTAACCCGAAAGAAGGAAGCAACAACCTATTCATCTCATCATTGAAAGAAGCGCAATCGGGCATGATTAATTCACTTAACATTCTCTTCCTGTTACTTCTTTGGTTCTCGTAAGTCTGATCTACTAAGAATAAACCAGGAGGAACACCGAAAGCATGACACAGCTTTGCAAAAGCCTTATCGTTACCTTCTAAGAGTTGCATATCAACCGAATCCTTACCTATATCTATAAAGCCCCAATCACCCTGTAGATTAGCAATTGCACTCTTTAGATCCTTATTGTTTATCCTCTTTCCGGTTATCTCCTCAATCTTACTCTTCTGCTCAACAGTCATCTTCATTCCCAACGTCTTCTCAAATAACACACCTCTTGCGCCCCCATGTTGATACATTGCTACGGCTGCATCTGTTGAATCTTCCTCTTGTTGGAGTATTTTATTTATCGGAGGAAGTAAGCCTCTTAAATGTTCTCTTGTTGTTGCGTCAAAGAAGGGATTAAATGTTTTCCAATGAATAACATCGTTCTTTCTTACAAAAGCCCTCTTACCATCAATGTCTAACTCATAACCCATGATTCCCCATACATCTAATGGATCTGGAATGATAGTTACCAGGTCAGCCGGAAGCCAATACATTTCTAAGACAGGAAGTTTATCTATTGCCTCATCATTAACTCCCCCATCGGGATTTTTATATTGCCCTAAATCACCCCTGTTCAACCAAACAAAAGCTTCTCCGCATATTTTATATGAAACATAGATCGAGTAATAAAACAAATCCTGACCATAACTTGGGTTAGGTCTTGCAAGTAGGGCCTCTAATGATTCAGGCCCCGCCTTCCCCTGCGGAGTGGAGTAAGCTTTTGTTTTTACCTTATTGGCTCTTAGGAATTGCCCTTGCCTTAATAGTCTTTTATATGATTTAGCCTGTTCTTCATTATCTTCTTTAACTACATACCGGGGAATAAAAGAAAACTTCCTTGCTGCTAAATTCACTATTGAATAAACAGCAGCGTTTTCGGTATATGCCTCTAAGAATCGTTCTACTTTAGGATCTGGATAAACAGGCATCCCACCGAATTGTCTTACTATAGATGTCAAAGAACTATCGCTCTTATCAATTCTTCTTATACTATTAAAAAGTCTTTCTAGTAATCCCATTTTAAAAAGCTGTCCATGTTAATCTATCTACCGCTAATCTTGTGAATACTGCGTACCTCATAGCGTCCATTGAGTGATCGTTGAATTTTACCGGCTCATCCTTATCCTTGTCCTTAATCGGTTTACCGCTTGCGTCTGTTCTCCACTTGTAACCCTTAATCTCTTTTAAGACACTCGTTGAATCGTTAGTTATAAAAAGCGGATAGGATTTTACTTTTCTTATACCCTCGGTTACGTCCTTATCTGCCTCCCATGCGTTATATCCTGCCCTCTTTAATTCTTCTATGGTTTTCGGTTCAGCATTATCACAATAGATTTCTATTGTTTTGCTTACACCTATATCTTTAAACCTTTCTACCAAATCATTTGTGGTTAATCTATTCTCATAAAGAAGCTCCTTTACATAAATCCTTTCCTCATACAATTCGCAAAGAACTAAAGCGGTTGGTACGTTATAACCAAAATCACAACCCATGAAAACCTCCCCTCTTAATGGTAACTCTTCGCAAGTCTTCCAATGGGTGTACACCAACTCAGATGTTTTACCTCTCAAACCCAGACCGAAAACATTCCACATATTCTCATCTGCCAGTCTAAGAGATTCTATTTCCTGAACCTGTTCCTTTGGTAAAAAAGGATTATTCAGGTAAGTAGAATGAATCATTAGGTTCCCTTCAGCATCAGCCACATCATAAACCCAATTCATCTCATCCACCGGGTTAAAGTCGATAAAGATTATCTCCTTTGTCCGTAGGGCTAACTGCTTGTAAACAGGAAAAGGAATTAAGTTTGCCTCATTGACAAATAATATATCCCTTCCCGGCCCCCTGACCTTTCCCGGTTCATCTACTCCAAAGAACTCCACATAACTTCCGTTAGGAAAGTGATAAACATTGTCAGTCTTGTTGAATTGCTCGTCTGAATAGATTCCCGCATCCTCAAGGATCTGCAAGAAGTCTCGACGTGCGCCCCGCTTCAAGTGCGGTAAACTTGGACTGACTATACTTATCGACTTAACTTCATTATGTGCTATTAAAAGAGCTAATAACTGACAAATCGAATATGTCTTTCCTGATCTGGTTGAACCCTGATTAGCTACTACTCTGTACTTCTTAGAATAATAGGCGTTGTGGTTCCATTCTAAAACATCAGTATAAAGAACTTCATTCTGCTTTGGTTTCATAGGATGGCTTAACTGATTCCACCTTATTCATTACTATCTGAACCCCGCCATTATGATTTAAGTCCTGTTCAATCTTATCCTTCCATCCCATGTTCTTTAGTGCGAATATTCTACCGGCTACATTGTTTTCTGATAACCCTTCTTCGTGATATTGTTCAATTCTTAATAGTGCGGTCTTTATCGAGTGGGAAAACTCAGGCCTATCCCTGTAATCATAAAGCGTTGTCTTATCTGAAAAACCGAGTGCTAATGTTAAACCTGAAATGGTCGGCTTCTTAATTCTTTCTCTCTTTGGTTCAAATTCAATAGTCCCGCAATCGGTTTCCATACTGACTGTGCAAAGCGGGTTGAAATAGTCTTCAATCGCCTTATCCATCTCTTCAACTGATTCGTATATTCTTGGTCTTGCCATAAAACAAAAAGCCCACAAGCGTTTAAGCTTATAGGCTAAATCCATCCCACGTTAGCGGAATAATAATAATTCATTAGGGTACGTTACTTAATCCAGTTCAATAGGATCTTCAGTCTCAATTATTTCATCTTCATCTGTTTCTGTGTACCGCTTGATATAAGAAGGATGTTTATGAAAGTGTTCTCTCAAATCGAATAGGCCGTTATTCAGCTTCTTTCTTACTCTTGCAATCGGAGTAGTATTACTCCATGTACGGGAAACATTCTCTTTTATCACAGTTGAGACCGGATTAAGAATGTAAAATTAAAATAGAGAATTATACTTTACTATATCGCAAAGTGATAGACTTTTGTTTCGCTTAGATAATAGCGTTGTCTATTAGGTAGGAAATTAGGTCTGAAGTAGATTCACATTTGTAGTAGTTTCTCATTGTTTTCAAACGGGCACGGATTCCGACCTCAGACAGAAAAACAATTTTGCTCATTTTCTTGTAGCTAACTCTCCGAATAACCAATTGTATAATTTTCTTGTCTTTGTCATCGAGAGTCTTCTCGGTTATTATCATAGGGTATCAGTATTTTTCAAGTATTATCGACTTGCCGAAATGGAACTTCTTTAAAAACCTCTTTATTCGTGCGTTGTACTTAAACCATTCCCCACTTAATTTAAAATCAGCAAAACACCTGTGCATATTCTTTTCCATGTGACCCTTCCCATCAAAAACATACATGATAGCTGCATGGCTTAGATAAACTTTCATTGTGTCTAACCTGCGTTCCGGCTTTTCAGTCCTTCCTATTTTAACCGTACCGTTATGAACCAGAAAATATAAAGAAGTGCAGTCCATACCAATGCCTCGCTGATTAGTCCACATTATATCCTCTGGGTAAGCCTCTTCCTTAAGATCAGGACTTGAGCAGTTTTCATTAAATAATAAAAGGGGGTACACAGACACAATAATAAGAATCAAACACAGAAATAATATCTTATATTGCTAAATTTTTTATCAACAGATGTGCTAAAGATTTAAGCATTCTCTTTCGTTAGGTAGTTCTCTTTACATGGTGTGCAAAACGTTCCTAGTAGTGGTTTAGGCAGGAAGTTTACCGGGTCATTATGGTCGAGCATTAAAACCCATTTCTTTCCTTCTATCGGTAATTTACAAAGGTCGCATACTTCACCCTTCGGAGTCCTGGTCGATAAATATAATAGAGAGAGAAAACATTTCATAATTCGATTGCTAATTCTTCCGCGAGGGGTTGCCATGTTTTACCTTCGGCAATTAGAGAAATATTAGACCGAGAAACATTAAACCATTTGGCTATTTGCCCATGACTAACTCCATCTTTAACCATGTTCTTTATTGCCTCAACAGACCGTTCGTTTAATTTAGCTGTTGCAATTCGTGATCCTCGTGGCTTTAGTCCTGTTTTTGTAGCGTGTTCGTGGTTGTATTCGTTTGTACACCTTTCAAGATTCTCAACTGTATTATTATGCTTGTTGCCGTCAATGTGATTAATATAATCAAGACCATCTACTTTAGGCAAGAAAGCATCCGCCACTAATTGATGCACTGGTTTGTTGTACATCTTTGCGCCCCTGTATAACTGGTTAAATTTATAGCCAGTTTGAATATTGTATTGAACCTTCAGGAGTCTCTCTTGACAAATCCTAAAATGCTCATGTCCCGTAACAGCGTGAGTGTATCTTAATCTTCTTGAGTTTGTCTTAACTCGCCCCTTATTAGAAACTGAATAATCGGGGAAAGAAGGTATTGTTCTAAATTCTTCCATATTTATAAATTTATCTCTAACTCCTCGCCAACCAAAACCCAATATAAGTTCTGAAGTTGGTGGAGGTTTAATTGTCTATCGTCTCTGTGGTCTTTTATTTTTATATTGAATTTCTTGTCATCAAAAAATCTAATGATTACGCATCCTTTCTCATATAAAAACCTGTATGGGTTAGGAAAGTTTATAGGGGATTCTTTTCTATTAAACCCCGCCTTCTCTAATATTTCAGGAGATAATTCAATTGGTTCTAAATAACTAAGGTCGCTTGTGAAATCATGTGTTTTAATCCGCCTAATAGGATTCCCGCTAACTGTGTCGTTTACCCAATTACCTATTCTTAATTCGTTTGCTTTTATCATATTCACAAATTTACTACCAATCCCACTCGGAATCAGCAATCCTGTAACCATTGGTTTTTAGTAATTCAATTAACTCAACAGCGCATTTTTGACATAACTCCATTTCTTGCTTTTCGCCACTGCCTCCTTCCGGATAATTCGTTCCGGTCTCATGGATTAATTCACACTTAAACTGCTCATAAGTGTCCTTTTTTATTTTCTCATTGCACTTATCGCATAGCGTGTAACTTTCTAATGTTACATATACCTCTTTAATTTGTTTTTCTGTTTCAAATACTTTCATATTCCCAAATTTACTTTATTAAAACCTAATTCCTTCTCTGTTGATGCTATTATTTTTAGTATCTTTAGGGCTATGGATTTTAGTAATGAGATAAGGATCCCCTCCCCCTATTAATATTTACTGATAGGGGAGGGGCTATTGCCTAGTACAAAATGAATTTAGATCGTTGCCATTTGCATCTTGGAAACCAAACCCGCGACTTTCAACCTGAGTACAAGTATCTAAATATCTGTCCTGATAAGGGTAGCCGCCTGTTATATGGCAGCGGTAACAATAATCGCCTTTCCCGTTTTTCTTTGAACAGGAGAGGAGGGAGGCTAAAAGTAAAAAATAAATTATCTTATTCATTGTTTTGGTTTTTTAACTACAAAAGTTGGCACATCTTCTGTTCTTTCTAAATACGGAGTGAGTGAATAGATCACAATTTTTAATGCCTGGATTCGCTTATTATACTCCCGTTCAACCTGTTTCTTTCTTGTGGCATTTAATTTATCCTTTACATGATCTACCCAAAAATAATGAGCCTTTTGTTCTGATTCTAAGATACTAATTAATCGAACACGAACAGAACGGCGTATTGTTTCAGTTATCGTTTTATTGAAAGTCATTTTCTGTAGCAATAGAAACGCTTCCTTAGTTACGGTGTTTTGCATAAGGTTGGGATTTAGTTCGTTAATAAATAAACTAACGGTTGACCGTTGAGTTTATTGTACAACTTCCCGCCTCCCCTTTTCTTATAATGTATGAACTGTTAAGTGGGGAATCGAGTATGTGTTTCAGTTAGTACGAATCAGCTTTTTTTAGAAGTCTTTTCTAATAATTGAGTTAACAACTTAATTTGCTTTTCCTTCTCTGCTAACATTTCCTGTAAGTGTTTCAATTCCTTTTCATGCTGATTCGCTCCATTGGGGGCGAGTGTAAATTCCACTTTTTTTGTGTCTGGGTTTATGACCTGTACTGTTTGCTTTTTTATATCCGTGTTTTCTAAATCTTCAATAGTTATCCCTGCGATTGTTGCAATTTTTCCCTTTACTACGCTGTTTGGTTTTGCCTTCCCACTCTCATAAGTGTAAAGTTGATCATCTGTGATGCCTAATATTACGGCAAATTCGGTTTGCTTCTTTCCGCTTAAAAGCCTGATCCACTTAATGTTTTTAGCTAGATGCAACATTGTTTCAAAATTTGTTTTAAAATATATTGCGGAAAATTTGGTTTTAACGTTTTCCCGTATGTATATTTGTTCGGACAAACGTAAAACGAATATAATGAAACTCACAGAAAAAGCAATAGCCTCCCTTAGTGCCAGAGAAACCGTTTTAAAGCTAGCTCTTGCTTTAGGATTCACCGAAGTATGGATTGATAGGTTGATACGGAAAAACAAAGAAAACGGAACCTTGACCACCGCAAAGGCTTTACAGGTAATACGAGAGGAAACAGGATTAAGTGATCAGGAGATACTGGAAGAAGAAGTTGAAACAAAGATAGCATAGTAATTATACGAAGTCAATACCACTTATAGGTAAATCTTAAAAAACCACAAACAATGATCGCAATCACAAATTATAAAATAGTCGGGATGAGGATAAAAGAACGGTTGCAGGAAATAACAAAACACGAAATAGGAAGCTCTGTTCTACTTAAAGACTACAGCAAGAATAAAAAAACCGTATTATACTATGATTGCTCAATAGAAAAATACATGAAATGTACTGTTACTTTTTTTACCCTCACCCACTTTACAATAGATAATATAAGACAGGACAAAGACGCAAATAGGTGTAATGAGAATTGCAGACCAATAGTAATGAAGCTGGATAACAAATGTATAATTCACGGTAACCAATGAAAATCGTAGTCAACAATATAAAAAAAACCAAACATGAAGATTTTTCCGACTACCTCAAACGTAAATGGGAAGCAAGGGATTCCAGCAATTCCAGCGAACAAGGTTTTCCTTCAGTACGCAAAAAGTCAAGGACTACCCTTTTGGACGGTGGAACAGAGAATGAAAGTAATCTCCAGGTACATCAATTTTCAAAGCCTTAAAAACTAAACCATGATAGTCATCATCTCCATCGCCTCAATTCTTTTAGTTACTGCTATTGTATGGGCTGTAATTGAAAAAATAAAATATAATGATTTAAGAAAACAAGTAAGAGAGTTTGACGAAAGAGATATTTATTAGAGGGACGTACTACTATTAAGCATCGTTGCGACGCTCCGTTCATCACCTGTAATACTATTTAACAAATGAAAAAGTTAACCTACAAAGAAGCCTACGACAAAATCATTGCCGCTTATTTCAGAGATGAGATAAAGCCATTTTCGCCATCCTTTTGCTTTTGTGGGACACTATGTAATGGCGATAAATGGTATAGGGGCGTTTCCTTCCCGACTGCTGTGATTCACAATCCTTATTATGGATATACCGGATGTCAATTAGGTTTAATGGAAAAGGCATTATTGGACAAGGTTTGGCATTTGGGTGAAATTAGCGATGGATGGGAAGACGCTATCTTCTCTGGTATGTGCGCCGCCCTTGAAGTCTTAAAACAAATCCACAAAGAAAGAGGGGAAGATGTTGATAGTGTTCCTGTATTCACTAAAAGAGAATTGGTAAAATAAAAAGTTCTTTTCATAACCCAGTTTTAGATAATGCTTACAACAATTTTCACTCCTGAAACGGCGGCTGTTTCTACGGCTGCCATCTTTAAAACTTATGGAAGATTTTACAAAGAAATTAATAGAGCCTCATTGGATGGATGGGGTTTGGTGGGGGTTACTGATAGTTGCAGTTGTTTATGTTTTGTACCTGATGTTTAAAATAAATCAAACAAGAAAATGAAAAATGAACCAGCCTTCCCGCACGAAGACATAGAGTATGACGGCGGCGACCAATATAAAGTAATTAGAAATGGCTTAACCAAACTCGAATATGCGTTAATTCACGGCCACTACGAGCCAAGCAAAAGTGATATTGATACGCAAGTTACCAGAGACAGATTGGCGAATCCGCATAACGATTCTTATAAACCAAGATTGCGTTCTTATAATGAGATTGTAAATGGCCTAAAGATTTCTTATTACAAAGAACTTTTAACCCAACTGTCAAATGAAAAAGAATAAACCATTCCTCACCTATTGGATCCTTGCTTTGATATTGGTTTGGCTACTGGCTTCATGTGCTACTCAAAAGTGTGATTATAATAGGTGGGAATCAAAAACAAAATTTACAAAATGAAATATCTAGAAACGTTTTCAACTGTTTTTTTCGCTTGCGGCGGGTTTGTTATAGGGTATGACCAAAACTGGGTCGCTGGGCTGATTTTTATATTAATAGCAATCATTCTTGTGCTGGTAAGCTTTTTAAGACGGAAAGCATGAAACCCCTTCTTACTATACTAACTCTTTTCTTTTCTACTCTCCTGTTTTGCCAAGATTCTATCAAAGTCAAGATAACCAGGATTGAGACAAAAGATTCAGTAACCTATGTAACCATGAAAACAAAATACGCTATCTATAAAACATCTTGTAAATGCGTAGTTCCTTATAAAGAAAAACAAATTATTTATATTAAAAAACCTTGACATGAAAATAAGTAATTGCTGCGGAGCTTATCCCATAGCATACAGTGATGAAAGCGGCGCAGGAGACCAAACTACTGAAGACTTGGGTGTGTGTTCGGATTGTGGTGAGCATTGCGAATACGAAATTGAAAAACCCGATATAAGTAATCTGAATCCCTATGAAAGATGGCAGTTAGAAAAGTATGGTGTGATCCTGCCCGAAGCAAAATGTATTCCAGATGAAAGAGTAGACGAAAATGGTCTTGATGATTTAAACAGATTTGCAGAGTGGTTGGAATACATGGCAGAGCAGGAACTAATAAAACACCAAGATTGCGAAACCGAATAAAAACATCTATATGACACTATCTATTATTCAATCAGAAATCAAAGCCCCCAAAGGGCAAATGAACAAGTTCGGGAATTATAAGTACCGAAGCTGTGAGGACATCGTAGAGGCTGCAAAACCCATCTTAGCGAAACACGGATTCGCTTTAACGCTAACGGATGAAATTGTTATGATAGGTAACAGATTTTATGTAAAAGCAACAGCATCTATTATGAGAGGATTAGGAGAAGGAGAGGTTGAGGTTTTCGAGGTATCAGCATTTGCAAGGGAGGAAGAAACCAAGAAGGGAATGGACGGGGCGCAGATCACCGGGGCCGCTTCAAGCTATGCCCGTAAGTATGCCCTTAATGGACTCTTTGCAATAGATGATACAAAAGACGCAGATGCAACAAATAACCACAGCTCAGATGCTGTTAATACCAATGAAGATGATTCTCCAAACCAAGAAGAAAGAGAGTTACTAAGAAGCCTTGTTTATTCATCAACCCTTTCAATAGAAAAACAAAGCGAAGCATTTTTAAAGATTAAAGAATGTGGCAGCTATAAAGAGTATGATAAAATAAAACACCGCCTTGAAGATTTGCAGCCCTCTTACGACGAAATACCTAACCCATCAGCAACAGACGCAAAAAAAATTGTTCGTAAAATATCTAAACAACCCGCATAATTATGGCAGACAAAATTTTCCCCGAAGGAATCAGAGTATTTAGCCCCCGAAATGGCGCACCGGACTTTGTAAAAGGATCAATAGTGATTACTCCAAATGATTTGATTGAATGGTTAAAAGCTAACAAGAATCTTCTAACCGATTACAAAGACAAGAAGCAATTAAGCCTTGACTTACTAAGTAATAAAGATGGCAAATTGTTCTTATCAGTAAACACATATAAACCATCGGATAAAAAAGAACCGGCAAATGATCTGCCATTTTAACCATGACACGCCCCGAAGATTTAAAAGCAAAAGCAGAACGGATGCAGGCTTACCTGGAAAGTAAAATTCCATCAGAGCCGCAGGATTTAATTGATAGGGTTAATAACCTTTCAATAATGATCGCTCAAACTTCCTCAATGCTTGCAGATGCTAAGTATTATCAGGACACAGTAGTTAATGGGGCAATTATGGAGGCTTTACAAAAGGCTTATGAGGAAAAACTTTCGGCCTCAACTATAAACAAGTTTGTGACCACAGCAGCAAAGGAGCATAATTATTTAGTGAACTGGATTGATAGGTTAAATTCTGCGGCTGTTCATCAACTTGACGGTTTGAGATCGGTAATATCATATAAAAAAGCAGAGATGCAAATCCTATGACACCAGAAAAAATAGCTGAACTAAACAGAGAATTAGAAAAAAAAGATAGATGACTTGTGTTGTGAGCTAGAGGATAAAACCGGAATGAAGGTTGAATTAAGTGTATCAGAAAAGATATATCAAGCCACTTGTACCGAGTATTATGTTAGAGTTATCCAAGTTCAATCCGTTGTAAAATAAATGAAAACTAAAACAATCACGTTACCCAAACTTTTACAGAAAACACAGAGCGTATTTAATAAGTGGATCAGAACGAGGGACAAGGAAAAGGGGTGTATCAGTTGCGGAGCAGAAGTAACAGAAGCAGGACATTATTATTCTCAAGGGCATCATTCGGCCCTGCGTTACTCAGAGGTAAATACTAACGGACAATGTACCAGATGCAACCGATGGCTTCATGGGAATCTAATTCACTACAGGAACGGATTAATAAGTAGGTACGGACAAAAGGAATTGGATTTGCTTGATGCGGTAGGTACAAGAAATCCGGTTAAGAAATGGCGGCCAGACGAACTTGATTTAATCATCCAAAAATACAAGCTATGACCAAAACAGTCACCAATTATGGAACCAAAAGCGACATTAATTATCATCCCGAAAAGCCATTTTTAAAATGCCCAATAATATTAGGAGAAAAGATCGTCGATGGAACCGTTTACTACATCTGTAAAGACGGAATAGATAGGGTAAAAGAAGTTCTTGATATGTTGTTTAAAGTTGAAAAGACTAAAATTAAAAACATCCGTCACAAGGGGGAAACAATTGGTCAGGATTTATACTTTACCGCATGAGAAAAAGTTTAGAACCGTTTATAAACGAAATGATAAGGATTGCCAAAGAGAATCCCGGCAAGTACAGCTCCCGTTCACTTGCTGAAAAATCAGGAGTAGCCTATTCTACTGCACATCAGTACTGCAACAAGTTTGATTTGCCAATAAGAAGGAAAAAAGAATACGCTAAAGATCAGATTGAATTTGTAATTGCTAATCATAAAAAAATGACACAGGCAGAAGTGGGAAGGGCTATCGGATTAGAGCCTTATCAGGTCTATGATATTGCAAGGGCTAACAAATTAGATTTTAAAATCAGGCCAATAAAGCAAAGGGAGGAAACAGAATTTTTTCAGCACGATCCTTATTATTCTTATTAATTATGAAGTATTTAAATTTTATCAGGTGTTTCTTTTCCTTTTTGGGAAGGCAAAATGATTACCTGTACCCGTTTAAAGGACAGCATGAGCCGCATGGTTGCCCCTATAACGGGCCGCATTTATGGAAAACAAGAATAGGATTTAGCACAGCATGGCGGTTAGCAAAAGTTATTCATTTATAAAATGCAGTTCTTAGACATATACACTAATGATGAATTGTTTTTAAGAATCCCTTTAGGGGAGACTGATTTAATGGAAATGGTTACAAGAAATTGGGATGAGGATGTAGTAAAAAGAGAAAGGATAGTAAGATTTATGTTAAGACAACTAATGAATAATAGATTAGTTACCTGTATTAAAAGAGCAGAGTATTATTTAGTATTTGAAAGTAAAATGAATTTGTTAGCCAGCGAAGAAGCCTTGAGCGAAGTCCCTTGCGACGCTCCGTTCATCACCTGTAATTCTATTGAGCAATGAAAAAAGAAACAAAACCGAAAAAACCAAGAATGACATTTGCTGAAAGACTTGCTGGTAAACTATTAAACATTGGGGATATTGATACGGGTATGCTTAGTGATAGAAGCGCATCTTGGGTTTGTGTAAAAGTCGGGGTGTATAGTTTCAATTTTACATTTGATGCAAAAGGAGAAAAAATTGAGCGACTTGGTTTGTATAAAGAAGTTTGGGGAATAGTTGATGAAAAACAATTAGTGTCGTTTAATGCGAGTAACAAAGATGATAAGCGAACAGAACCCTGAACGGAGCGTCGCAACGAAGTTAAATCAAGGAACAAAAGCCGACTAAATAAATGCAATTAGTATTTGACTATACCAGGAAAGAAAACAACTCTGAATCAACTCAGATCCTTCGGGATAACGTAAAACACTTTTCAAGGCAATGTATAGTGTTAAAAGAAGCGTTTGAAAGAGGGGAAAGGTTAACGACTGTCGATGCTTTACTAAAATATAAGATAGGACACCTTCCCCGTAGAATCAAAGACCTTAGAGATGCAGGGGTAAATATTAAAGACGAATTATTGGAAGGTAGGTATAAAAAATATTTTTTAGGATCGGAATAAATAGTAATTTTGGATTACGCAGATACACTACTTAGTTCTTTACAAGTTTATAAATTTTCGAATGATAAGAGTCGCTGGCGGGTCACAGTCCCGATAGGATCATACTTTAACTAAGTATTGTCTGCGTCCCGGCGGCTCGTGATATTATATGCTAATTTTTATAGTAGAAATACTATTTATGTTAGTAAGTTCTTTTGGTTGTAGCACGAAGCTGTAAACAGCGTGTTTCAGTAGTAGGCAAAAGAGATAACGCAACGTTAATTAAAAACAGATGAGTAAACATCTTGGTAAACGGGAACGGGCGGCTAGAAAGCGGAGAAAACGCAGCTATTCATTTGGTTGGTCAAATGCAAATAGTTCGGGGTCATTAACGTTAAAACTCGGTAACCGTAAGCGGATGAAAGTAAACTATAAAAAGATTACTGGAAGTCCTTTTTAATTAAAGTGGTGTGTGGTCGATGCCGAAAAAACAGCCTAATCGTGCGCTGGAGAATGACCGTAGGTATTAGTCTTTATGATGTGCTACAACCAATTTTTAAGGTAATCTGATAATGCTGATAAACACGAAGTCCACCTATGGCGAAAGGTAAAAGTAGTTTCGTTCTTTACACAAGTTACGTTCACTCCATCGAGTTGCTATCAAATGAGCAAGCAGGAAAACTTTTTAAACATATTTTAAATTATGTGAACGATTTTGATCCTGTTGAAGAAGACACTTTGGTAAGAGTTGCTTTTGAGCCAATAAAGCAACAATTAAAAAGAGACTTAAAGGATTGGAGGTTAGAGAGAAAAAGAAGGTCTGCCGCAGGTAAGATAGGGGGTAAAAAAAGTGCAGAAAAAAGAGCAACCAATTCCAAGCAAAGTCAAGCAATCGTTGAACCTGCTTCGAAAATTGAAGCAAAGCAAGCTGTAGATGTTAATGTATTTGAATATGTAGATGTAAATGTAGATGTTAATGTTTTCTCTATAGAGAGGTGTTTGGAAATTTCTTTAGGTGACCCACGATGGGTAAAAGCAAATAAAGCAACCATTGAAGAGTTAACCGTCTTTAACGACTACCTAACAAAAACAAGCCAGTATCAATTCATTCCTAAAGACTATAAAAAATATTTTTCAACGATAAAAAGCAAATACCCGCATCTACTTAAAAAAGAATACTCGGTTGATGATTTAAAAGAGATGGCAAAACAATTAGACCTACAAAACAATGATAACTAACCCCGCTTTTGAATTAGTAAGACGGCACAAAGAAGTAACACCGGAAACGGAAACCCTTGTCCTGAAACAGGTAAAGAACAAAGTTTCTCAAACCGAACTAATAAACATTTTTGAGAATGGCATCTCAGGGGTTTATGGGAAGGTTTACCAAGCCGATCCGCAAACGTTGATAGGATGGGTTGACAAGTACACAAGGTCTAAGCATAGCGATAAAAACTATTTAGACACAAGCCTTGCAGATGTAAACATGAATCAGGCTGAATCATGGGATTGGGATAAAGAGGCTAATAAGTGCTTCTTGGCTTACATGAGCGGGGTAAACGAGAATCTGTTTCATCCTTGTGTTTATGACCGAATGATGATAGATGGAAAGATTGAAATTTCAGCTTATGAAAAATATTATAAAATTCCAGATGGGTTAATTTTTGATTCTCCTTTGTGGCCGGATGCGTTAGCAAAAGTGAAAGCAGCAAAACAAAAGGTTTTGAGAGATGTTTTTGCACAGCATAAAAGAATGGGTTGGCAAACAATTTATTTTATATCATGACAGTTTTCGATTACATGATCGTTGAGGCTTTTACCGGAGTTGAAAGAGACTTAGCAAAGAAACTTATTATAAACCTTAAAGACTTAAAAGATATTATTCCGATTTGCAATTGTGTTGTTTCGAGAAAAGCATTTTTAACCGTTTATAATTTATTTCCTAAGATTGAAACAATCCCTGAATCAGATAAAAAAGAGTTTTGGGAATGGGCAAGGACGAACTTTCCAGGTAAGAGCAAAGCGGAGTTAATTGAGAATTGTAAGATCGTTTACACGGCAGGTGAATTATTGAATGAAAAAAAGTAATCTCTAACCGCTTCCGTCTTTAGACGGGGGATAAAAAATAAAAATTATGAAGCTAATTGATTTGCATAAAGAGTGGATGGAGAAAGGGGAAATGCCATCAGCCAAAAACGGGTATGGATTGTGTGGCCTAATGCCAGACAAGTACAAATACAAGTCGTTTCAACTTTTTGTCCCGCTTAAATCTATTTATTGGAAATTTCCTAAAATGTATTGGGCGCATAGTGAAAAACCGCCAAGAGACAGCAGGGCATGGAAAGAATACACACCCCTTCGCCAAACAATAGTTTTATTAATCTGTGCAATGAACAACGAACTTTAACTAATCAAACCAAAAATAAAAACAATGATACCGAAAGAGACAATGGATAATACTACTATTGAAGAAAAAGCTAAGGAATTATATCCTGACGAAACAGGCACTTTTCTTGAAATGCCAAATCAATCTAAGGTTATACTTCAGCGCAAAGCATTCATAGCCGGGGCATCCCTATCAACTCCCTGTGAGGAACAACCCGAAGAAGGATACTGGAAGAAAAGATGTGAAGCGGCTGAAGCGGTAATCCATTTATTTTCAAAATATTTCATCACCCCTAAATAAGTAGTACTATTCCTGCGTCTGTAAAAAGGTCGAATAATAATGAATAGCGTTCATTAAATTATCTTTAGTGTCCTCCATTTTTTTCTGAAGTTCTTTACCCATAATAGCAGTATCAATCTCTGATAAAGTAGCTAACGTTACCGAAAGATTATTGAGGTTTTGACAAATGATCTCCTGGGGAATTGAAACCTCTATTTTGCTTAATATTTTCTCTTTCATAAATTAGAGTCTACGTCTAAAATTCTTTTACCGTGAATCTTTAATCTATCCTTAGCCTCTGCCTCATATATCTCTGCCGAATTTTCCCGCCTCAATATCTTGCCAAGCTTTTCAAGCACCCTTATTTTACTAGTCTTTGTTTTTAATGGCTTCATTACATTTAATATCGCCACCATCATTAAGTCTTCTTGTTTGCTCATTTTTTATATTCTATTTTACTCCCTAATGGCATTGGAACAAATAACCCGATCTTACCCCCTAAAACCACCCCACAGCCTAACGTTGGTCTTTTAGCGAAGGGTCGTCCATATTCCATTGCATAAGCGTTAATATCAATCCCGCAGCCTACGTTTAATCCAAAAATCAAATCCTTGTCACTTGCTGAATAAAGAACTCCTCCGAAACTGTGTATATGACCTATCACCGTACTTTGCCTATTATCCTTTGCCCTGTTGATCGCCCCGTTCTGTCCGCTTGACCCTGTGCCGTGCATATAAAGAACGTTGTCTATTTCCCAATCTAAGGCCCATTTCCAGCCCTTTGGGGCTTCCCAGGCTTCCTCATAGGTCTTAACGAACTTCTTTGGCATCCCCGCCGTTTTGGCCTGTCTTTCGATTAGGGCGGTATGATTACCTATACACACTTTCACATTAGGAAAAGTCTTATACCATTTGTTCAAGTTCTCCTGTGCCAATTCTGCCTCCTTTCCGGCACTATGCCCGTCAGGGTCTGTCTCATGGTAGCTTATAGCGTGGTTATCTACCTCATCACCGATGTTCATGATACATGAACAACCGAATTTATTGAACACCTCGTAGCAAAAATCCCTGTATTCAGGATGACAGAAGGGTTCGTGTGTATCTCCTATTATTCCTACATTGTTTCCATTTCTGTAGTTGTTTATCAAATCAAATTCAACCTTACTTAAACGTGGTCTGATTTGTTTTGCCATTTAGGGTTTTTAGATTAACAATAGTCTCCTTTACATCCTTATCTATTTGTTTTATTGCTTCAGTAGATGAAAGAAAGGTTTTGAATAATTCAGGTACTCTATACAATCCATTTTCATGGACAATCCTATAGCCTCTGTAATGAAATAAGAATTGGCTCATGCAAACATTGTTAATTGTGCTTTGTAATTCTTCCATCTCTTTTCTTGTGCTTCATAATAATCTTTATCAATCTCGTATCCGGTGAAATCTATATTACCCGATTTGTCTGCTGCTATTCTGTTTGAGCCGCTTCCTAAATGAGTGTCTAATACTTTGCCGCCTTCGGGGAGATAGTTTTTAAACAACCAATCATAAAGAGAAATGGGCTTTTGCGTAGGATGAACTCTTTCTATGCCGTCCTTTGCGTTTGCGCCCACCCATGATTTAATAAACTTTCTGACTGTTTTATCAAAAGAAGTCCAAGCCAATTCTCCGTCAGCGTAACTATTGTTCCCCGTCCCCTTGTCCCAAAATATCCAACAAGAACTATCGTAAGGCATTCTGCTAATAAAATGATTTGCACCCCAGATAATCTGATTTTTAGACACCCGTAATAATTCATTGAAATATCTTACATCTGGTTTTATATCCCAATCAACATCTTTGTAAATATTATTTTCCGCCTTGCTTGTACCATTCATAAATCTTTTGCCACCCGCCCCAATCCCATAAGGCGGGTCAACTACTGCTAAGTCAAAATACTTATCAGGATAAGTTTTCATCCCTTCCATACAGTCTTGTAAAAACACTTCACTAATCATTTCTTAAAATATAAATCTGCTTCCGCTTGCCTTCTCTTTGTAAGTCCGGCTAATTCTTTTCCACCCGCTTTATTCCACTTTAAAAACTCCTGTTCTATTGACGGATCATTAGGATTAACCAATAACTTTTTTAGTAAAGTACTTTTCTTTAATGCCCCTGTTCCTACATTGTAAGCAAATGAAACAAGTGAATCAAATTGATTTTGGTTTACATTCTTTACTAAACTTTCAACCGCTCCTGATTTTGTTAATACTTGCCACTTTAGGAGAAAATCTGCCCTGTCAATAGTTATTGAATCGCCTTGTTTTACTTTGGCTCCATCGGGGTAAATGATAGTTCCAAAACCAATAGTCCAAATTCCAACAGGGTCTTTATATGCTTTGAGTTTGCAGCCCTCAAATTGTTTAATAATTGAGTAACAGTTTTCAGAGGGTTTCATAGATTTAATATTCTTCTAATTCAGCGTTTCAAAATAGAATAACCCGTCCCATTCTTTAAGGGTTACTGATCCTAAATTTATTGCCACCTGCATTTTGGTTTTGCTCTTAAATAGATAGTGTAACTTTTCGTTAAGCATTTGCTTGGTGTACGTTCTAAATGTTTCAAGCTTTGAATGACATTTATAATTATTACAATATTTACAAGATGGGTTTAAATTATTTAGGTCGTTTGTGCCTCCATAAACTATTGGGTTAATGTGGTCAACGTGCCACCCCTTCACAAGCTCACATCCACAATAAGCACACTTGCCATCGTATTTATCATAAACCCTTTGCCTGTCTGCTTTTTTAATTACCATACTTTTTCTATATACAAAAATCCTTTTCTTACTTTCCACTTATTCCAAAGTCTTTCCATGTTTCCTATTCGGTAAATAGTACGGCCTGATATTGAAATGCGGAAAATCATTTCGGGTCGAGTCCAAGAATAATCCTAAATGAATTATAGTTTTTAAGTTGATTCATTATAAATGGAGTTGAAAAAATTAGTTCAACAAGATTGATATACGCCTTTTCAATGCTTTCCCCTTTTTCATTATAATCATAACCGATAGTAACAGATGCGTACCACCATTTCTTTTTATACGGATTTGTTACTTTAGAATTTTCAACCACCCATTTCTTTACATGGTGTCTTTCTATTTCAACAACTTTATAACTCATATAAACAGTATTAAGATTGCGCTAATTAAAATAAACACCCTAAACTTTATCGCTGTCAACTCAATCTCCCTCTCGCTTATAATTGTCCTCTTACGATAAAGCAGCTTCACGATCTTAAAGATTATTTCTTTCTCTAACAAATCCATTTTACTCACAGGATGTGCAGAAACATAACCCGCCCCCTTGTGTCTTAAAACGTTTAATACGAAATCAAAAACCACCCTTGTAAATAACAGACAAGACACCCCGAAATTCCAACCGTAGAAATACCCAATCAGAACCGCCGCAGAGATGTGTAAGAGACCATTTAAGGCATGATAAATCCTTTTACCGTCTTTGATTAGAATATAATTCCACCAAGCCAGTAAGCCTGCCAAGCATTGATATAGGAGGATAAATAACAAGGGCGTTTTTTAGTGTTTTTTACCTTCGTTCAAAATAACGAGGGTAATTTTTACCTTTCTTGACTTCCCCCGCCTCCTGTGTTCTTAGAGACCTGGTAAATACTATAAAGGGCAGCAAGACCGCAAGCGATTCCAGAAACAATCCATAGGCCCTCACCCTTGTCGCCGTCTATTTGGAAGAAAGAAATGAATGAGGCGAATCCGAAGACTGCCGTTAATATCCAAAACTTGTTAGCTTTTTTAATGTCCATGATTATGTTTTTATTAGTTAGCAACTTCTTTTTCGAGCCATGCGATTCTTTCAAGCAGACATTGGCTATAGGCCGCCATTGCTTGGGATTGGATATTTAATAACGTCATTTGGAAGGGGTCAATTTTTGAAAACGCTTCGCTGTTTTGGAAGGTTTCAAGTTTACTTCTTTTTTCATCTAACTCTTGCTTCTCCGTAAGAAGTCTTTCTTTAAATGTTGTCATGTTTTTATTATTTTAAATGGTAAAAAGTTTTTAAGTAACAATAAAGCCAACCCGATAATTAAGCACCACTCAATAAAGGACGGCCCCACCTTCGCATTCGTGTCTGTGTTCTTTACATCTTTACTTGCGTTCATGCTATCTATCTTTTCATTCAGCCTTTTTTCAAAGTCGTAAGTATTCGTTTCCTGAGTGCTACTCCCTGATTCTTTAACCATCTGCGGGACAAAAACTATTTTGGTCTCCCCATCCTTACCCGGTACTATAATTGGTTGAGGGTAATAAACGGTTTCCTTTGTGTTGGTTGCTGATGACTTTGTTTTGCTCGTATCAATTTTAGTTAGTTCATTTGTTTCTTTCTTTACAGAAGTTGAATCACTTGTTTCTTTCTTTTTTACAGACAGAACCTTACAGGATGAACACAATAAACAAAGTATCACAATTGCCGCCGCAACTATAAATGCACCTTTGATAATACTTTTAAACTCGTTGTCTGTGTCTCTCATGGTTTATTTGGATTAATGCTTTCCGCTCTTTTTTCCAATACCTCTGTAGCTGTGTTTAAGAACTTGTAAGCGATCCTCTGACCCTGGTAACCCATAACTAAAGCAATTGGATAGATGCCCCAATTAAGCCAATCAGGTATCATAACACCTACATAGTTGATAATAAAAATGGATAACTCGGTAACAAATAATACCAAAGCAGATACAATAAGAGAATCCCATTCTTCTTTTAGAAAAACCTTCCATATTGTTCTAAAGGTTAATTCAGGGAATTTCTTTTTATACCCAGTAACTTTTACCATGACATGGAAAAGAACTCCGAGTAATAGGCAAATGACGGTAAGTAAGTAAATCATTTCTTTTTAAATTTTAGTTCGTATTGTTTTTTCAAATAAGTAAATAAGTGCTTACCAGCTACACCGCCTAAGCCTCCGACAACCGCCGTTATAAAAACCTTTAATAGAACAATCATATACACATCAGTTAATAGGTAGACGTCAAGAAGTTTAATTATGCCGCATATAACCCCTGAAATAAATCCTACCCTTAAATCAACATCCACTGGTTGTTCCATTGCTTTCATGGTTTATCATTTAATAACCGTAATAGTTTTCTCATCTACATTCCCTGCTGCGTCAAATGCTTTTGCTGTTATCGTATGTTGTCCACTACTTTCGCTTCCTGTTTTCCAATTATAGTTACAAGATGTTGTATTCAAACACTCTTTCTTTAAAACTCCATCTATAAATATTTGAATCTTCACTACTCCAACATTATCCGAAGCCGATACTTGAATATTAATATTCTTATTTCCTTTTTGTGGTATTACATATCCGTTTGGTGGATTAGTTATAGTAACAATGGGGGCCGTAACATCTACTGGCGGGGGTACATCACTTAACGTTCTTAATGTGATTATACTGGTGTCTGAAAAGTTATCGGCCTGATCTCTTGCCATTACCCCAAACTCATACTCCGTATCGGTAAACAATCCTGTTGGCCTGTATGATAAATTAGTTGTATAGGTCATCGTCCATGTTGGATTACCAATAGGTCGCCAATGAATCTTATAATCTTTCATGGCAACGTTATCCGTTGATGCGTTCCATGAGGCTGTAAAGGCCGATGTTGTTATACTACTCGCCCGTAAGTTCTGCGGTATTGATGGCGCAATAATATCTGTTGGAGGTGGCGTACCTGAATAGTCTTTTACAATTACATTCGATGGAATGCCTGCGTTACCCCACGCATCAACGGCTCTACCTGAAATTTGGTAAAGCGCATTCATAGGAACTCTGAAAGGCCATCCCGTCCACGCATTGCCTTCAAATGTCCAGAACCAATTCGGAAGTAATTTGAATTGTAAATAAGGTATCTCACTTGCATCGGTTGGAGGTGTCCAACTAATATACAGAACTGCATAACCACTAACAGGATCTTCATGAGTGCTATCAAGTTTGAGTACCATTGTAGAAGGGGGCTCGGTGTCCAAGATAGGTGAAGTGCCACAAGTAGCATCTGGAATTACCGGTTGAGTATTACCGAAAAATACCGGGTTGTTTAAATTTAAAATTCCCCCTGATATACAATACTGCGTTAATGATGTTGTTTTTTTAACCGTTGCCAAAATAGCTGCCGCCCTTTGTTGATAGGTCATTTCAGGATTAACACTTGCAAGCAGTCCTATCGCTCCGGCTACTAATGGACAGGCCATACTTGTGCCTGAATAAAGTTGAATCCCTTCCTGGTGATTAATAGGAACGAGTGCAGCACAGTTTACGCCGGGAGCAAAAATATCAACTCCAGTAATCGGGTCTAACCCGTAATTAGAAAATGATGCTCTGTTGTTCGCTTGGTCACTTGCACCAACTGATAAAATATTTGGTTCGTTATATGCTGCCGGATAACTTGGATTAGGCCCTGTGTTCTGATTATTATTGCCTGCTGCACAAACAAAATTAATATCAGCAAGTCCCGCCCTATGAATAGCATCTTTAAGAATTTGGCTTGGCCCACCGCCTCCCCATGAATTTGAAATAGCTACAATGTTCAATCCCTTATTTACTTTGAGCCATACAATATCATCTACTGCTTTCGCTGCTTCTGTATCATAACCGTAATCGGCTAAGAATTTATAATGAATGATTTTAATATTTGGAGCAAGAGAGGCAATACGAATATTATTTCCTGATTCAGCCCCGATCATTGAGCCGCACCATGTACCATGATCGTCATTGCCTGTGTATAGTTGGTTTGAATTATCAAAGTAATTCCATCCCCTGTAATCGTCTATGTGACCATTGTTATCATCGTCAACTCCTGTAACTCCGTTCATTTCTTCCGGGTTCGTCCATACTTTAGAATTATAATCACAGAACCAATAAGCGGCCCCTTCGTCAAGTACAGCTATGTAAACTGTATTGCTTCCTGTATTACCACTTTCCCATGCTTTGTTAGCTTCAATGTTTGTTAAGTTCCATTGACCGCCACCTGTATATTGCGGATCATTGGGGACAAAAATATCCTGCGTTGTGTGAGTGGTATTGAGTGAAGCGTATTCTACTTCCGGGTCGTTCTTAAACTCCTGTAATGCTTTAATTTCATCCTGTACGTTCACTTGATAGTATGGCTCACTTTGAAACTTAGCCATTCTCATGGTAGCGGTTTCTGTCTTAGTGAACATTCTACCTTTTAGTAATTTCTTTTGAGTCCCTGACTTAAACTTTACAACAACCTCATTAGGTTTGTGTGTTGGGATATTTTCTTGTTTAGGGAAGAAATTTGCTTTACTTGTCTCACTTGGTAGCTCTCTTGGAGCATCTAACTTTTTACAGCTAGACATTCCAATTCCTACGATTAAGACAAGAATTAGTGTTTTCATATTTTACGGTTTATTTATTAACGAGTCTACTCTTAATGAATCTATCTTTACTATTCTTTCAAGTCCGTCATCAGGAGGGTCTTTATGATCGTTGCATCCAAGAAAGAAAAAAACGATGGCGATTGTTATTAGTTTTTTCATAGTATTTTACTCAATTACGTCCCTTCCATTATTTCTCCGAGTTTGAAAAGCTGCTAACCTTGCTGCATCAGCCGCAGCTATAAAAGAAGCCAAAGGAGTGTATAATCTTAATTTAGAATCTATACCCTGCCCCATGTGTTCACGAGCATTAGCATTTGCCCAATACTCCTGAAAGGCAAACATTGCAAATCTTCCAGGTAGGGAATCAAAAGTTATATTAGTTGAGAATCCAGCCGGATCTGCATCGTCTAAGAATTTTAAAAACTTCTTATATCGTTTCTTATTAGTAGAATCTAACCCTTGTGGATTTATTCCACCGATTATCCAAGACCATTCTTCGTACTTTAATTGAAGGTTTCGAACATAAACTGTATCTATGTTTTGAGCGTAGATGATCGCTGATAAAAAAAGTCCTGTTGTTAATGTGAGTATCTTTTTCATATTTAATTTGTTATTATTATTCTTCTGTTCTCTGTGTACGTTATTTTAACGGTTACGAAATCAACTGTTATGTCTGATATACTTGCTATGTAAAACCTAACACCAAAGTCAGCATCATTTACGATAGCAGGAGTAAGCGTTGCACTCCAATTGTCAACGGTGTAAGTATAAACAGTCATTGCGCCAGATATGTTTTCAAACTTATCTACTCCTATTAAAGCCCCGGTATCATCTTGTAATTGTGCATGAAATTGTTGTCCGCCAAAAGCAGAAGCAGCCTCCGCTCTCACAGTAACGCTATTAATAGTAGCCCCCGTAGGAATACTAAATCCAAATCCACTGGCAATTAAATAATGCGATTGAGACGCAGTACTAAGGGCTGCATTAGTTCCGTCATCTGCTGTTATGTTGCTTGGGTTAGTCCAGTTATCAGTACCTCCCGCCCTATTAGCAATTGATCCAGACGTTGGGAATACATTCCCAGTATCTAAGAAAAAAACAAAAAATAATATTGATATAAAAATTTTCATTAGTCCTCAGTATAGTTTATAGTGAACGCAATTGAACGTATTGTACCACTTGCCGCATTTGTGTAAATCCAAATAAACGAACCCGCCGGAATCGTCGCATCGTTAAACCCGGAGGAATTACTACATCCTGTAGTTATAGAAGTACAGGTAATATCAGAAGTAAAAACCGCCGTAGGACTTTGTATGCTTGTTCCAAATCCTATGTTATAAGTTACGGAAGGCGTGGTTCCCCTTAATACCGCCTTTAATGATGTGATTGTAATCGCAACAGGAGTTTGCCAAACATCTACAGTATCTGCTGAAGTTGGCAAGGCTATGAATGCGCCTTTATTTAATGATGGGTTACTCAATTTAGTTTCCACCCCTGCGTCATCCTTGCCATAAATAAGACCGTCACTCTTTGGATAGATAACAGTATGGCCACTTGCCGGAGTTGATGGGGCCGATTGTTCGGGTTGGGTCATTCCTCCGCCAGATAAGAATATAGCCTTATCAGTTCCTCCCGGTGAAATATAAATTGGACTACTTGACGTAAACATTTTTAATGACGTAGCATTTAAAGCTGCCATTATCCATTCACCGCCGCCATTATTTTGAATTACAAACCCGCTTGAAATAGTTGTAGATGGAGAAAGAACCAATCCATTGCCGGCAGCAGCAGAAACATTATTCACCCAAAGGCCGTCATTGATTTGAAGGTCATAAACACCAGCATCAGTATTACCTCCGAAGATCATTTCTCCCGAAGCGTTTATAAAAGCTAAATCCCCCGTTCCCGCACTTGATGAGATGTTTAGATAGTTCGCACTTTGTGAACTTTGCCCTTTAATATTTAGTCCAACATCAGTAGTATTCTGTGTTGTTATTAAAACATTCGTTCCACTTGTTGCGTAGTCAACGGCTGCAAAATCATCTAAGGTTGTCGCACCAACATAGTAAGCCGGTTTGCCTGTTGTGCCGGAGTTGATTGTTCCTGAACCGCCAACGGCTGAAGTAGGAACTTTCCAAATTTTATCATTAGCATCTTGTATAAGAACAGAATCAGTTCCGCCAATAGATTTATTAGGTAAGCCTTCTACTATAAAATTAAATAAGTCTGTAGGGTTTGGATGAATATATAAACTATCGGGATAAACTTTTAAGTCCAAAGACTTTGTTCTTCCGGCATTATCTAATGCGTGTAGACTAACACCAGTAACACCACTTCCTGCCATTACAATTTGAGTGTTTTTGTTTACATCTTCTGCATCAAGAACAATGTTATTAGGTAAGACGTTAATATACCCATATTTTGATGTACCGTCGTTTTGAAGAATCTGAACACCACCAATTGAAGCGTTTGTTGTTAATGACCTAATGTTAAAACGATATGCGCCATTGTTTATAGTATCATTCTTATCTTGTAACGCTTCACCTGTTTCTTCATCAAAAACTTCTTGAAGTGTTGATGATGACCCAGCTTGAATCCATGCACCCCCTGAATAATAATAAAACAAATGATTAAGAGTATCAACCGCAATCAATCCATCATTAGTACTTGAACCCGTTCTAAGCCCTACAGGAGTTCCGTTATATCTTGGTACATGAAGAGAAGAGTCAAACATGGCTGCTATACTTCTTTCCCTAACTACCCTGTATTGATAGTTAGTAGGCACTCCGTATTGACCATAATAAAAAATAAATTTCCCTATTTTACTATCTCCTCTATACGAGTCCTGCCCGAAAGACTGTATAGAAATTAAAAGGGTAAGGATTAAAAATATTCTCATAGTTTATAAATTATATGTATTGTTTCTCCACCTGTCGCAAAAGGAAAACTTGGCCCGAAGGCAATTCTTTTTGTAGGTGAAATAAAAGTCCAATCAGTTCCATCAAGACTACTCACAGAAACAAATGGAGAATAATCTTTTTGCTCCCCTTGCCTGGAAACCTTAATGATCTTACTTACATTCAGCCCTGAATTAACAGTACTTGCCCCTTCTGATCCTATAACCGTTTTACTTTTTAATATGTCCATATTACAAACATTCTTTGTCCGTCAATAGTTGTCGCAGCATCAGGTGTGATCGTTCCTGTTCCTGAATTAAATGAATAAACAAGCCCCATACTTAACTGTTCTGTTCCTTCTCTGCACACTTCTATAATATTTGAAGCACCTAATCCTATCCAGTCATTATTTTGAATTACGCCCCCCGCTACTGTATAAGAATCAGATGTAACCAATGTTCCTATAACTGTTGTATCATCTACGGGTAATATTGTATAACCTCCCGTTCCTTTAAATTCTACACTCCATTTTGATATTGATCCATTCTCTTTAAAGAAATCGGATTGAGGAACCAAAACCGATCCCGTAAAAACATTTATAAATCCTCCGTCATCGGTAAAGGTTATTGTGATGTCATAACCATTATCCATTACATCGTCTGAAATTGTCTCAAAAGCGTAATTCTTGACTACTGATTCATCTCTTAAAATAAGAACCCCGCCAAGATTTACAGACCACTCTCTTAAACCAACCGAAGCGAACGTTCTATCTCTTCCTGTAACCGGAGTTGATGTTTCTTTAATATCTGTATTTACTGTAAGCCGCATAGTTTGAGCGCAACCCCAAACCCTATAGTCACCGAGTTTCGATGCCCTAAATATTACGTTCTTACTTTGTACCGGGTACGCCATTATTCTTCTAAATATTTAAATTCAAAATTCTCTCCGTTACTGTTTCCCCCTTGTCTTACACTCGCTGAATCGTTTATTTCTGCTACGGTTGCCTGCCATGTGCAGTCATGCCAATTCTGTCTCATGCTTAAAATGATAAAACTCATTCTGCTTAATGGTTCTAATTGAGACGGTATTGAAAATTTATGAATGGGTGAAACATACCCATTCGCCACATCAAGCCCGTATAAGAACGAGTTAAGAATCCACGTTTCTAATCTGTTTTGATTCCATACTGCATTACATTGCCAATGAAGAAAAGCATATCCGAAATCTAAAAGATCAGGTATTGCGTATTGCTCCATTGCAAAGTCTACCCATTGAGAGGTCAAAAGATAATCCCCGCTATCTTCATAGTGCATTGCGTATCTATAACTTTTACATGGAGCATCTAATAAATAAAACTGCTTTTCAAACTTCTTAGCATAATTTAAATCCGAAGACATTTTAAACTGTAACCCTGTCTTCTCTCTATAACCACCATTTAAGAAAGGATTATAATTAAATTCAAAGTTTGTATAATGAATATTTTTAAGGTCAGTAGTTCCTGTTATTTGATTTATTTGGTGAAGCCTTACCGTTAAAGTTCCCGTTACGGGGGCCGGGGGAGCTTCTACTTCTTGCGTCATCCATTCGTTTTCATCTTCTATGTCCGTCCACGTTATATCTATCTGCCCTGCTGAAGTTGCTACAGTAAAGTTTGAAGTGTCCCACCATTTAAAAGGAGTTGATGGATCTGAAAGCGTTTCATTTCCTAATTGCCAATAAGAACCATCGTCACCGTGAAGAATAAATATCATCACAAAATACTGCCCTCCTCCGCTTGCGGTTGCAGGATTTATCATTACCCTCCAATCTATTTGAGCCGTGAATTTATCCTTCTCACATATTCCCGCCCCTTCAGATTCTATATAACTTTGATCTGTACTTGCTAACGTACTATTCCCTGATTCGGGAGTTATTACTACATAATGCTCATCAATGTAATCTTCGGCTGTATAAGTTCTTTCTATATAAAAAGTAGAATCCGTTACTCCATAAGCCCCCGGTTCCCCGTTTAATAAAGTCCAACCATCCAAATTAAATGTTCTTGTTGGGGGAACGTCGTCTATAACGGCTCCTCTTTCAAAGAACATATTAGTAAAGAACTCTTCTGGTAATTCTAAATCAGCTATTATAGTAGTTGACTTATAAGGACGCTGTATTCTTTGTAAGCTTTGAGCATCTATAAAAATAATATCATTACCGTCTAAATCTTTATCAAGCGTTACACCTAAAGTTCTATCAATATAAGTTCCGCCTAATTGGTAATTATGAACTACAAAAGCAGAATTTTTATATTCGTCAATTCTTAGTATGTACCAATAGTTATTATACTGACAAACACGGCACATTAAAGAAGTGAGTATCTTACTTAATACCGTATGGCAGTCTTCTAATTCGGTTGCGCTCTTACTGAAGGCTATTACCGGATCTATATAAGTTTGATTGAGTGGGCAATTGTCTACGGTTGAGTGATGATTGAACTCAAAAAGATTCATTGCTACTTTTATCCCATCGTAAATAGCGGCTCCCTCACCTGGATAAGGGCCTTCTGTCTTCCGTAAACACCAAGAAATGATCTCTATTAATCTGTATTTACCCGAAGGTCTTGCACCGTTGAAATCAGAAAGTTCAACATCTTTTAACACTCCGAAATTATCCGTAGCAGTTAAAACAACTTCCTGACCAGACGGAAGGAAAGGCTGTTGGTTGTCATCCATCACTAACCAACCATTAAAAATTATATCAGATCCTGTAGAAACTCTTACAAAGAATCTATAATCTTCGCCACTTGAAAAGGTGGAAAAATTAACCGCATCTGTACTCTTAAATCTTATCGTGGCCCTTTGACCTATAATCGGATTGAACTTATCTTCATTTACGTTAAAGGTTTCTAACTCTAAAGCCGGAGCATAACCAGTAAGACTGATCGTTGTAGTATCATTGAATCCGGTATAGTCATAATCTTTCCTATCCGTTATTCTTATGAGAACATCGTCATTTTGCCTGTTTATAAATTCAATATCGTAAAATATTATCTGCCCCATTATCCTACTCTTCCGATTTGATTTGAACCCAATTGAACAATACCAACTAAATCTGCACCCCTTGCCCTTAACTCTATAAAACTAGGAGCCATCCTTCCGCCACCTATACCACCTCCAAATGAAGGGGCCGCAGATCCAACTCTACCTCTTGAAATACCTGGAATACTTAAAGGAAGCGGAGTATTAAGCCCCGGAAATATTAAACTTGTGATCGCTTTTAAAATCAACATTTGAGCAATCGCTTTAATAGTTCCTATTATTAATTGTTTTAAAGCCTCTCCTAATGCTTTAAATACATTCTTACCTTCTAAGGCAGCGTCAAAAGCCGCATTGAAAGCGTTTGTTAATCCTTGACCGATTGATTGATTTAAAGTACTGGCTATATCAACCATTCCTTGAAGCAGCCTTGTGCCTTCTTGTATTCCTTTGTTGATATTGGAGAAATCTATTTTGAAAAACTCATCAGTTCCTAGTTTTCCAAGTTTCGAGAACTCCCCGAACAGTTTTACTTTTTCATCAGCTAATTTTCTACTGTCAACGCTTAATGAAGGATCTATTTTAACATCTAATGGTATTCCTTTTTCTAATGATATTCCCTTAAAGAAGTTATCAATTACACTTTGCGGAACACCTTCTGTAACTGGAAGAAATTCAAATTCTGTTTGGACAGGAAGTTTAATTTTAAGATTGCCTTTAGCAATGTCGCCAAGTAGTTGTTTGGCGTCTTTTAAAACAGCATTTTTATCTTTAAAGAATGTAATCTCTAAATCAGGAACAACAAAGGAATCACCAAATTCTTTTACGAATAATTTTGCTCTTGCAATAATATCGTCTGTTGCGTCTTTTAACTTTTTTGGATCCGGAGTTTTAATTTCAAATTGACCCGTTTTTTGTAACAGGGCTGATAGGGCTTCTATCTGAAGATTAATATCATTTAATTCTTTTGATGCTCCACTAAGTGCCTCTCCTGTAATTGCCGAAAATCCTGTTCTTTCTAATTGAGAAATGCGCTGCATTAATGATATTCTTGCAGCAAGGTTCCCGTTTACCTTGTCTAATCCCTTTGCGTTTTTATCAACCTCTTTACCCCACTCAGGAATAGTATTCATCGCATTTGATAAATCTATTACCTTTTTTGTAGCAGTATCTACCTTGAACTCTGGTACTATTTGAGATATATCAAACTTCTCTTTTGAGAAATCAACAGCACCGCCAAGGGATTTTAATTGCTCTCTTAATGCTCCAATCTGTTTTTGTAATACAGGGTCAACAGCGTCTACAAACTTTGGATCTATAGCTAATTCAAGTTCCAGCTTTTTATTAAACAGTTTTGTCAACTGTATTTCAATTGCCTTAGACCTTCCAATTTCTTTTAATCTTAATAGATACCCATCATAAGCAGTTTGTAAACCCTTTATTAATCCTTCTTCTTCTTTAAGTGATCCAAAAAATTCTCTATTGATTTCTCCAAGCTCTTTTAATGCTGCTTTTCTTTCTTCAAAATTTAGTTTGCCGCTATTTATTGCAGCAAATAAACCAGTAACTTTTGATGCGTTCTTACTAAGATCACCGGCAACCTGTTCCAATGTGCTGCTTAAATCAAACAAAGCTTCCCCGGTTTCTTCCGCCTTATCCTTCGCACCATTCATCCCCCTTGTCCATGCAGAAAAACCTAACTGTGAAAATTGTAGTGCCGCCGTAACTATTGATAAACCAAGTCCAACACCTCCGGCCCCCATCAATGAAGATGCTAATAGCTTTAACGCCTTTGCATTTGACCCGGCTTCTGCCCTTAATCTTTGGAACGATTCTAATAACGGATTTAAGTTGTTGGCTATTCCAATAAAGCCAAAACTTGAATCTTGTGCAACCCTTCCTAAATTCGTTAAAGCAAACGTAGCTGATTGTGACCCTCTTGCAATATTGGAAAACTGATTAACATTTATTCCATTAATGGATCTACTAAGAAGAGATAGTTGTTGAGTAAGTTTTGCTACATCTCTGGGATCGGTGGCTTTTTTTAACGCTGCGGCAAGTTGTAAAAGTTCTTTTTCAATTTGGTCAACAGTTCTTATTACTTGTGTACCGTTTAGATTAATAGAAATATCCTTCCCCTTTAACCCATTAATCTTAGTCAGCAAAGAATTGACCTCAGATAAAGCAGCCGAAGTATCAACAGTTATTCTTGCTTTTATATCCTTCGCTCTATTCTCTACCTGATTGATAGCAGCCAATAACTGACTATTGTCAGCCTTTAAAAATACTTCGCTACTCTTTAATTTCGCTATGTCTGCTAAGACAACATCAACCGCATCTAACGCCTGTGATGGGTCGGCCTTAATATCAATCTCTCCTAACGCTAAGAACTTAGCTTTGATCTCCTCTACCGACTGACCAATATCAACCGAAACTAAAATATTACTCTTGACTGCTTGTAACCTGCTTTGAACCTCGTTGATAGAAGCTAAAGCCTCTGAATTGTCAGCCTGTAAAATTACCTCTTGACTTTTAACTGAATTTATATCAATCAGTATTTTGTCAATCGCTGCCAATGCACCCGAAGGATCGGCTTTAATATCTATTTCACCAAAGGCGGCAAACTTTGCTTTAATATCCTGTATGTCCTGATTGACCTTTGTAGAATCAACCTGAACAACTATATTACTTCGGACATCTTTTAAATTCGCCTCTACCTGGTTGATCGCTGCAAGTGCAGGAGCATTATCAACCTTCAGTAAAACATCGGTATCTTTTAACTTCGAAAGGTCGGCTAAGATTTGATTTATCTCACTCGTTTCGCCTTGAATATCCGGAAAACTTAATGTCCCTAAATCAATCGCTTTAATTCTCTGTACAATTGAATCAATTTGAGACTTAACTTCTGCATCATTTACATCAACATCAATCAGAACATCTTTAACTCCCGATAGTTGACCGGAAATTTTATTAAGTTCTGATAATGCTTTTTGAGAATCAATCTTAATATCTAGCGTAGAAAACTTACTTCGGATAGAATCTATCTCAGAACTTAGTTTACCTAAATCTAAACTAGCAAGCCCCTTTATCTTATTCTCAAAGCTAGTAACGTCTTGTAATGCTTCATTGATAGCTTTATCAAGCTGACTTACATCACCCGTAAATATTATATTGAGTTTCTGATCTGCCATTAGATATTAATTCCCATTTTTCTAAACTCTTCCAACTGATGCTCTGCTACCATGCCTCTTTTTAACTTTTCCATCTTGACGTTCTTAGCTCTTTCTTCAGGAGTGGGGTCAAACCATAAAGGCATAAAATCTTCCATCTCCTGTATGTCATCCATCTTACCAAAAATCACATACGGTAAAGAGTGTATTCCATAAGCTATGATTCTTGACTGCTCCCATTGTTTTCTAATCCTGTTATCATGTCCATCAAGAAAAGTAATCAAATCAAATAGTCCACATTCCCAAACATCTTTCGGCATCATACCGGCCTCACCGCATATTTCAATTAACTCCTGCCAACTTAAACTGCCGCTACTATTTTTTTTTTCGAAACGTATGCGTCCGTATAATGACCGAGTAACCTTTGGAACTCATCACCATCAAAGCCGCCCAACTCTTCCACCCATTGTGCTACGTCAAAATCCGAATAATCACCAATAGCGGCGAACTTAACCAACTGTAACAGGTTATCTATATATTCAAACCCGGAAACAGTATCTGTTTTTTCCAGAAGCTTTATAGTATCGGTAAAACCAAGACCTCCCTTAAACAAGGCAAGTCTTTTTAGTGATGCCGTATTAAACTGACCTTTGATAATAGTACCATCCGTCAGGGTGATCTCAAAACCACCTGAAGGGAATAATTGTAATCCCATATTAAGCCGTAGTTAATGATCCTTGTCCTGTGAACGTAATTGTAAAATTCATTGCTGCGCCTTGAGCTACTGCACCGGTAATATTGGTGATGTAAGCCGCACCTTTATGTGTAAAATCTGTACCACCTGCATCAGGGTAGTTCCATCTTACATAAAGAAGTGTTTGGGCATTCCACCATTTTAAAAGTTGCTCATAACTTTCTGCTGTGCCAATGTCGGGAGTCATATTTGCTACTCCTTCAAATTCAAAAGACCATGCGTTAGAGCCTAATCCAATGATAGGGCCACAATCTGTATCTTCTGTGTTCACCGGAGTTGTGCCGGTAAACGTTAATCCTTTCTTACATACGATCATCCTGGTATTTGAATAACCTGAGTCAGTTGAAACGTAAAAAGGAAGTGCCGAACTCTGTACTGCTGTTGTTGACATTTGTTTTCTTTTTTTATAGGGTTTAAATTGTTTGTGTTACTAAGTGTTCCCACCTAATTATTTTTCTGTAATATTTATATTGGCCGTCATCTTCGGTTAAATAACTTTCTGATTGTGGGCCTACGCATAAAAACTGAAATCCTGTAGGGTCTGTTAATCCATCGTTGTTAGCCGAAGGAATAACTAACTCTTTTATTTGCTCATCTATACTTTCCGCTATGTCATCTTTTATTCCTGTTTGTCCTGAGAACCTTGTTATAATATCTGTGATAATAATAGGTCGGGTAAAATGGGCATCTGCTGTGCTTTCGTCTGTAGAACTTTCGGCCCTGATAATTACATAGCATGGGCCGGGGTTTGAATCAGCGTCTTCCCTGAATACTTTAACTGCAATCGTGCTACCTAAGTAAACGACTGTCATGCCCCCACCGGATAATTTGGAGTACCATGCTGTTTTCAATCTTCCTATAGGGTTCTTCATAATATATTATCTATTGCCGCATTTATTCTTTGTATCATCTTGGGAACTACTATTCCTTGCTGCTTAAAAAAATACGGATGAGCCTTAACACCGTTTTTTAATATGCTCATTATAATCGGCCATGCTACAGATATATTTTCCTGTTGCTGTTTCGATTTATTACCAACCCTTCTACGGGTTTTTACAGAATATCTTCCTGCAATTCCCTTCCTTCTTACCCATTCTATAATCGCTCTAACCATATCCTTAAAACTCCCTTCTCCTCTTCCTCTGAATCTTGCGGCTATTTGTTCGGCTCCGGGAACCGGTCTATAATTCCCTTTAGTTCCAAATTCCATATAAGCAGCCGCCGCACTCTGGGAAAATATTTCATAATCGAAATCGCCTATTTTTTTATAAGCAATGTGATTCTTTAGAATAGCAGTATCAACCGGAGCATCTGTTTGCGCTCTGATAACAAAATCTCTTGCCCCTTCTTCGATCTCCGCATCTACAACATCACGAAGATTTGAAGCCAGCTCACTAAGCTTTGTTTTAATATTCGTCAATCCTTGTATCTCTACCTTAACCACTCGCTTTCTGTTCTGCTGTTATTAAATACTTTCTTTTCTTATCATCTACCAATTCAATGCTTGTTATTGTATAATCCTGACTATCATCCCTTAATATCACATTACTATCTAATGTCAAATCCGAATTATAATAAATTTCATACCTATACGAATTGTTATACCCTTGTGAGAACTGAGAATAAGAACGATTTGAACTATTCTTTTTCCTGATAGCCCAACAAGTAATCAAAGTTGTTCCCGTTGGATTATCCCAAACACCATTAGAATCCTTAGTTGGTGTAAGGTCAATAAATGAAACTCTCCGTCTTGTTCTGCCTATACCGTCCACTCTAAATCTTTATATGGTAAAATCAAATCATTAGTATCTAAAACCTGTACTTCGTCGCCCCTATGCTCAAACCTCTTTGCTATTTCGTTTAACCAACCAAGTCTCAACCCCGATGGCAAAGTATCTTCAGTATAACCAACTTCGTAAATCAGTTTCCATACATCACCGCCCACATAGCTTTCAAACTTGTTATATTGAATCTCATATTCATCGTTTCCAACCTGTGTTGTAAATTCATTAATCCCTGTCTTTATATACGCTGTGTCAAACGTTACCACCGGCCCGAAAGGAATCCCAAACGGCCCACAGTATCTAATTAATACCTCAACCGTTTTATCTATTAAACTCTTTCCGGTTATTTCTTCTATATACTGTCTTACTTCTGTATTTAAAGAGGTTAGTCTTGTATCAAAAGAAGTGTTTGCAGAATCTATATATAGATGCTCTTTAATATCCGCAATGTCTAATATCTCCGTAGTGCCTACAGAAGAGAATGCGAACCCTATGATTTTACTCTCACTCATTGTACATTCTTATAAGTCCGGGTCTTTTAGGCCCTATTAATTGCGCTGTTTTAGTATTGAATCTATACTTAGCCCTAATTACGGGGAAGTCTATATTATTCGTAAGAGAATAAACTAACCCTGCATCTTGGGTTTCAAAATCATATTCGGCCTCGGTAACTATCATTGCCCTTTGTGCTAATAGGCTTACATCTGCCCCGGTAAAAGAATAAACAGCAGGATCGACACTAAAAACAGTAGTTGCGCCGTATTGCAAACTTGCGTCCTCGGTTGTAAAAACATAAACAGCGTTAGTCCCTGAAAGTGTTCTTTGTGTAAGTATAGAGGCATCCTGAGTTACGAAAGAATAATTTGCCGCATCAACATCCAACTTCCTTTGTACTGTTAATCCCGCATCAGCAGTATTAAAAGAATAAACCGCATTATCTACATCAAAATTATAATCACCTGAACCGGGTGTATATTCTAAACCCGCATCCTGAGTTGTAAATAAATAAACCGCCTCTGTTCCTGAAAGGGTTCTTTGTGCTAATATCGAAGCGTCTGCTGTTGAAAAACTGTAAGAAGCCGGGTCTACATTAAATCTTAACCCTCTTAATAAACCTGCATCTTGTGGTGTAAAAGAGTAAACAGCATTTGTTACGTCAAGTTTCCTTTGAGCCGTTAAACCAGCGTCCGCAGTAGTGAATGTGTAAGTCGCTTCATCAACGTTTAATTTTCTCTGTGCCTGAATACCTGCATCCTGAGTAGTGAACGAATAACTCGCAGGGGTGACAATTAACATTCTTGTTACTTGGAAAGTCACATCAGCCGGAGTGAAAGAATAAACCGCTTCTACTACGGGGAAATTATATCCTTTGTTAAAAGTTACATCAGCACCCGTAAAAGTATAAACAGCGTTAGTTACATCTAACTTCCTTTGGGCTTGTAGTCCTGCGGCCTCGGTTGTAAAAGTATAAGTGGCCGGATCAACATCAATAGTCCCACCCGCAGCAGGAAATTCCGCCTCAATCATTATCCCCGTAAAATATTGGTCAGGGTTTACATCTAAAGCCCCCGGTGAACCAAACCTTACTCTTAAATCTCTAAAGTCACCATTATTACCTGTGTTACTTACATTCCATACACTTGCTGCACTTGGCGGATCGGCAAAATGCGCCCTCTTATAGGCTATCGTAGTCACACCCGCTACCGTTGTAGCTGTGTAAACAGTCCCCATTGTTCCGTTATCATTCAAACGGATCTCCATATTACCCGTACCCGTAGCCGATTGACGAATGCCAGCAATAACCTCAACGGCTCTTGGTGCTACTGTAGGAGTTGAAATACCCGAAGCCGGGCCGAAAACACACTCTACGTAATCTGTAGCGTTTGGAGGGGCAAGCATATTTATCCAATCAGTCCCCGATCCGCTTTCCAAAGGAACGTCATCTACTAATTGAAAAGCTGTGGTTGTAGCGTTTAAAATATCTGTTCCTGTAGTTGTTCTTTGGAAGTCTCCTGTCCCTGCTATATTATGAGTACCGTCTGAAGTTGGAATGAAGTGTTCTACTTTCCCTGCTCCTAAAGGATAATCTGCTGATGTTGTCGATAGTATTAAATCATCATAATAAATTTCGTGATTACCGCCACCGTCGTTTTCGTTTAATAAAAATTGAGTAAACGTATTTGCGGCAACAGCTCTATTTGCTTGGCCGCAACTAACACCATCAACAAGAACATCGCACAGCCACGGATTACCGCTCATGTTAAACTTGAAATCAATTCTGTACCATGTATTAGTCGTTACCGTTACAGGTGTTGATCCCTGAGCTGTTGCTCCATGTGAGTAAATCTTACTATCTGACTTTAGAAGTACACCCAATATATTAGCTCCTGTTCTGCATAAGTAAACAGAATCTGCTGCTGGCATAGTCGCTATATAAACATAAAACCTACCAACTAAAATATTATTACTAAAAGTAATACCGGCTGTTGCAGCAGTAGCATCCCCAACATTAAGACCCTTTAATGATCTACTCCCGTTTCGTTTGATTGTAGTATCAAACGAAAGTCCTGCCGATAATGCCCAGTGACCATTTCCGCACTCAAAACCACAACAAAAAACAGGAGTAGCCATAGTTTATGCTAATGTTCCAAAACCGTTTGAACCGAAGTTGATAGTAAATGTTTCCCCATCTGCTAACGTTAAATCACTTCCATAATCAGCATAGCTTATTAAAGGATCTGCCGGAGAAGTTGGATCGTCGTTATATAAAATCACATACCTAAAAGGAGCCGCAGGCCCACCGCTTGCAGTTATAACCAAATCAGTAGCGGTAAAAATTACCGTTCCTGTTGTGTGTTCTGCTGTAACACCCGTTACTACTCTACTCGATAAATTTGTATAAGCTATTGTAGTAATATCGCCTATGACCGCATCAGCCGAAACTGAAGGAGCATTTGCCGCATTAGATAACCCCACCGTTACCGAACAAGTGGAATCTGATGTGAAATTGTGAACACCTTTTGCAAGGTCTTCTACGAACTGTTGAAATTTTGTGAATGTCGCCATTATATATACTGTTTAAGGTTTACGGATTGTGATTGGTATAAAAAGTTTTCAAATCGTTTACAATACTCTAAAGGGTCGTGTTCTTTTGCCCTCTGTCTTGATAATTCGCTTCTTTCTTTGTAGAATTTCTTGTCATCGAATTTCTTAATCATCTCTACCAAAGAAGAAATATCATATTCATCTGTGTCATCTAAAACATTCCCGTTATCATCGAATAAATCGTCTTTTCTTGGGTCTATATAGTTTCCCGCATAATCGCAGTTCTCTTTTAAACCAGGCGTAGGGCAACAGATAACCGGAATCCCTGAACACATTGCCTCCGTTGCTGTCATTCCCCAGCTTTCATATTGAGAAGGCATAATTAAAAGCCTTGTCTGTTTGTAAATAGGAAGAATATCAGGAGTGTTATCAATTACTTTTACATTATCTGGTTGATCGGTTATTTGTTTATCATAACTTCCTTTAACCGCTAAGAATTTCTTGTTTGGGAACACTTTAGCCAACTTTTGTAAAATTCTTCCCCCTTTGTTAGTGTTTAGGTTTATTAGGGTAACATATTCGTTACCTTCTGGGTTATCATTTACGTTGTATCTGTCATAGTCAACCGCCGGAGGAACCACTACCGAAGGATGTTTATATTTTAGTTTTTCATTTATCCATTCTGAATTATAGACTACGTTTACATTCGCAGCCCTTTCAATTGATTCGTACAAATGATGATTGTGAACTATATGAACCACCGGCTTTCCTATATCTCTTCCTAAAGTGACTGTGAAATGAGTAAAATCCAAATGAGTGACTAAAACATCGGCCCAACGGTAAGCATCTAAGCAGTCTTTATTACCCATTACATAAACACCTTCCCACTCGTAAGGAACACGGTAGTTGAACTGTGGCGCACGTTGAAGCATTACCCTAACTTCGTGACCTTGTTTAATAAGGTACTTGTTAAGGTTATGTATATACGCTTCACCTCCACAATTATGGATGGGCGGGTACAGATGTATAGAGTACAGTATTCTCAATCTTCGTCCTCTTGTTGGTTTTTTACTTCTTTTTTAATCTTCTCATAATCCTCTTTCATTATTTTTATCGCCTCCCTAAGAACTTCAATTCCTTCCTTACCCTTCATTCTTTCCTCCAAAGAGGACACCATCTTGTTTTCATAAGTCTGTGTTATCATATAACTATCCAATTTTTATCATAACCATCGTTCCAATTCATGTCTCCCGCTTGTGTTCCAAACCATCTTTTAGGCGCAATAACTTTCTTCTCAGGATGGTCGGCTAATATTGCTGCCATTGCACTAAAGGAAGAATTGGCTATTATGAACGATTTGCATTTTTTCATCTTCCTAAAATCTTCTAAGTATGTTTTATACCCCATTACATAAACATCCTTCGCAAGTGAACCCATCATTTCAAACCAACTATTTACATTATCACTAAACAATAAGAACTTTGAATCAGGGAACATTGCCATCGCTTCTTCATAATATTCTTTACTGCATCTCGGATGATAGGCATTAGGATCGTCTATATAATCACCCGCTCTATAATGAATCGCTACATAATCATTCTGCTCCGGTTCATCTTTCATTTTAAAATAATGCCTAACCTTATTTATACTATGCTCAAAGAACTTCGGACTCTGTAAATGAGCGTTTATACTCCAATTACCCATCTGTAACATCACATCCCTATAACCCCAGAAATATCCGTACTCAATAAAGTTTCTCGGATCTATTCCTCTTAAATCAGGTAAGGGGTTCACAAAATGTGAACTAAAATCTGTTACCTCACCGCCAAAAAGAGCGTTATCATAATTCTTCCATTCAGGAAAACCGAACTCCTGGTTGTTTTTGTCGGCTATACCTATTACTCCTGCAATGGTGAATAATTGGTTTCCGAATCTTCCCAATCCTCCTGTCCCTATGGCTGTACTTGTTAGCATAACCAACTTTTATCAAATCTGTCTGTAATCCCATAGGAATAGTCAGGGAATAGTTCAAAATATTGTCTGTCTATAAAAATCATGTTACCAGTATGACATAAAAGAAAATAGTCTTTATCCCAACCTAATCTCATCATCATTGAATAATTACATCCCTGTTCAGGTGTAAAGAAATCCTTCTGCGGGTCTAACGAACTATTAATTTCTATTACTACAATCTTTGGTCTGTGCTTGTACGCTTTCCAAACCGCATAATCATTCCCATCTATATCAATACTTAAAACATCACAATCAGGGACTAACACATTTACATTTTCAGGAGTTACAAACTGCCCGTTGCTTGCTTCGAGCATTGTGAAATTCCAACCCTTCTCAATTAAGGCTCTTGTGTTAGAACAGAAATAACCATCAGCCGCCCCGAACTCACAACAAGAACCAATCTCTATCTTCATTCGTTTAAGACATTCTTCTATAATCCCGTCTTCGCCATTCTGCGAATAAATATTCTTACTATATTTTTCTACAAACTCAATCATTCTGGAATTTTAAGTGACCAATTCTCCCAAACGAAGGGATATTGCCATGTTAGTTCATGCGTTTTCATTAGTTGCCTACAAATAGAACTATACCTCACTTCCCACAACAAACCCTCAACCTTATGAAACTGCACTTGAATATTTTTAATGTTCTTATGCAATCCTTTGTAAATAATATGACTAAGTAACTCATACTCCCCGCCTTCAATGTTTATCTTCAATAGTGCCACCTCTCTATCTAAATACTTCGCTATATCCTCACACTTAACTTTCCTTTTTCCTTCATCGGTAAATATTGAACTGTATAAAAACACCCCACCTATTTCTAATTCACCATCATAAGTCCATGCCGCCCGATTATCCAAAGCCTCAAAACACTCCACTTCACAACCGAACTTCTTTTTTATCTCATCTGCCCACTCTCTCCTGTAACTTCCTATATCAATTACATAGTCAGTAGGTTTAAGATCATATTCGTATCTTAAATACTCTAATTTCTTTTCTACCCATTCCGTTTGGTCTCCTAACTCTACCATAGTGCATCTTTTATTACCCCCGCCGCAAACCACACCGCATATAAAAACAATATTGAACACATAACCACTAATACCAAAAGTGCCATCCTTGAATGTCCTCGTATAACAATTATAAGCAAGGCGAACACGGATAGTATTGCCAGAAATATTAAAATTCTCTTTACCATTCTCCATTCCTCCTTCTGTGATGATCGAACATGACCGGGTAACTATCCGTTCTGGGTAAGTGATCTGAATATTTTGTCGGCCACCAATGAAGCTTATAACCGTATTTAATTTGTAAACAGGTTAAAATCGCCTGATCGTGCCTGTGTTCTGCGAATGTTGGGTAGTTCCCTTCAGAAGGTGAATCATCAATGAATCCCGGTATCTGTGACCATGCCAACCATTCAGCCATAAAACTTCTTACATTATCACCTATTTTCATCACTATCACACTCGCCTGAACTTGTTTTTCGTTTTCGTATTTAGCCCATGAGCCAAGAATAGAACTTAACACATTACCCTTGCACCATTCAACCTGACGAAATCCGTTAGTAAAAAATAGAATATCCTGATCCATTTTCTCAATCAAGTGCTTCACATCATTAATTATCTCAACCCCTGCATCACTATAAATCAAAATATCACCATCGTTCAAATAACCAGAATGAAGTGCTTTATTAACTACATAAGGTTTCCAAAGCCAATAACCCGCCCCTCTTTCTTGTTCTAATGTCTTTTTATTGATCGAATAGAATAAAGGATCTATATCTCTTACACCGTAGGTAAATGTTTTTTCAACCCCAAACTTCAAAGAACTAACCACAAGTCTTTCTTGTGATATATACATATTATTAGAGGCATAGCTAACTAATGCGATCATAAGTTATTTCTTGCCCAATTTTGGATCTCGGTTGCTATACCTCCAACAATAACCCCGATAAGAAGGCCAAGCAAAAAAGTAAAAACTGGATCATTTAATAAATTCTTCATAGATTATCTTTAAGCCATCTGTTCCCTTGTATGTGCGCCCCCGTATAATCACTTTCCCTATTCCAAATCTCACTCCATCGGGGTCTTTGATAAGCCACCATTGGATTAACTACATAACTCCTTCCCATAGGAAAAACATTTACTCTTAACCATTCGTCAAAAATTTGACAACCTTCAGTTTTATATTCATCGGTCACATACTTGAAATTCTCTACTATAAACTTTACACACTCTGCACTATACCAGGTTGCATGACTCTGCCAGCAGTTATGTAACCTTGCATAGCCCATCGGTGTACTGTTAGTAGGCATCTGCCAATTCATAGTATCAGAACCGATTATATTCGCTCCCAAATGAACCGTTAAAGCATCTTCGGGAAAATCAAATCTTAGCTCACCATCAAATTTTACATCATCTTCAAATAGCAATAAGTCCTCATAGTGTTCAACCCAATCCCAAATCATTCCTTTGTCATCTTGTAGTATATCGGCCTTTCTGCACAACTCCATACAAGCGTAAACGGATTTATTAAACCCTAAAACCCTGTTATCTTCTACGATTGCTTTAAAAGGCGTAACCTCTAACCCTACCCGGTTAAATTCTGCCTCTGCTATCGGCCAATCATTAATAGTTATACAAAGTTTTTTCATTATGGATATACTCTTATTTCTATTGGTGTTTGGAACATATTTCCGTCTTGTCCTGCCCCTCCTCCTCCTGCGTATGTTGATATGTTTACGGAGTTAGGGAACCCTTGTCCGCTTTGCTCCATTACTATTTGCGCCTGTTCGAAGTCTTTATTTGGTGTTATTATGTAGTATGTTTTTTCAGCCGGGAAAGCTCCTGTTAGTGTTCCGACATAGCTTCCTGCTACTGCTCTTGTCCATACTATTGCTCCGATTGTGTTTTGGAGTATTGTTGCTGTTGGTGCATTTGTTCCATCCTGTGTTAACAAAGCCGTATAAACCAAATACGATGAACCCGGAGAAGCTCCGCCACCTAACCCCGGAAATATTGCAACTATCGCATCTGGAAAATCTGAAGCTGCCGATAAAGGAACTCCATCAATAACCACAGTCGCTATATTCTCTGCCTTAACCACATACTCTTGGTCATACACATCAAAGAATAAATCCCCTGTTTGGTCAAAGTGCCATGCAATGCAATTAGAATCGCTATGAAGCCGGTGCATATTTCCACCTCCATTGAAATTCACATAATCGCCGTCTACTGAAAATATATAACTCATACTTAAAAGAAGGGATGACCTTACGGGGTCACCCCTGTTAATTAAACTGTAGTTGTACTGAACGCATCAGGACGGAAGATTGCAAGACCTTCAGTTCTTTCAAGAAGGAACGCAATTTCGTTTGATGTGAACAATGAAGCATGAGAATCACTTTGACGCAATCTCAAACCTTCACTTTGTACAATAGCTGCTTTTGTCCAATCACCGACTAACACCCTGTTACCTGTCAACCAGTTTACCGGATAGATAGGACGGCCAAGAACTCTTGTAGTACCATTCTGATCTATTGATACCACCGGAGGGCCTGAATAAGTCTCACCTGCTGTACCCGGACGGAGCAAAATAAGATTTGCCCAAACGTTGGGATCGCAAGCAATACCATTAGGATTGAATTTAGCCGCAATCAAATTCTTAATGTAGTAAACAAGCTTATCAGCTACATTCGGAGTGCCGGTAAACCCGGTTGTTGAAGTAGATCCTGTTGCTGCTGCTACAAGTGAATTTGCAAAATGCGTATCTTCTGACTCCTCCATTTGATTCATCATTGATTCAGGAAGCCAGCTCTGTAAAAACAGAATGTTTCTCAATGACTGCCTTGATGCTACAGCGAAAGCCGCCATAGGAAGCAAGGTCAATGTTTGCATTGTGTAGTCACGATCAACTTGTGCTTTAGTAGCTGCTTCTGTTTGTCTACCAAAAGAACCTTCACCTATTGGTGAGTTAGCTCTTGGGTATTGAACAAAATCAGTTTCAGAAAGCACAGTCCTTACCATGTTACGGAAATGGAATTGACCCGTAGGCTCCATACCCGGTCTCCAATCAAGATAAGAAATGAAATTATCCACCGTAAGATTAGCAGAAGCTATATTTGCTACTGTTTTAATCTCTTTAGGTTTCATCAGCGAACCGGCTGCTGATTGCATGATATCTTCTTTAGCCTCGCCGATTGCTTTAGCCATTTCGTTGGCTATTGTTTCTCTTAGCCCTTTGAACTGCTGAACACCACCGGAAAAACGTCCGCCTTTTGCTTTAAGGTTCTTTACTTCTTCCTGGATGTCTTCAAGTGTACCGCCTTTTTCAGCGACTACCTTGTTTAGTTCTTTTACTTTTTCTTTCAGTTCAGCGTTTTCTTTTTCAAATTCTTCTTTGAACTCGCTGATCTGCTTTTTGCCTTTTTCGGTAATATCGTTCTTAAATACTTTTAGTGATTCTTTAAGATCGTCTACCGCTTCTTTAATTTCCATTGTTTTTATAGGTTGAGTTTCAATAAATGAAGCGACTCAGCAAATGCCGAATCTTCATTATTTCCACTGGCAACCGGCTCTACTTCAGCGTCCCGAATTTGAGTGTTTGCGGTATTGTACTTTAATAAAATCGCTTTTATGTTGTCTATTTCGAATAAAATGTTTTTAATACACTCATCACTTGCCTTTGTGTTTCTACAAAACCTTTCCATTGTCTTAATATGAAAAGCCATTTCTTCAGCATCGTTTTCGTCGAACATCTTTGTAACATTTACTACTTCGGCAAGTGGGTTCATTGGCATCTTAGTAAGAACAGATGTTTCGATATGCTTAACCTCTTTTAATTCCCTTACCATCTGCCCCTTTATTGATAATGGATTTGATTTATCAGTTATGTAACCAAATGATGCTTTCTTAATTATGCCCTCATCCATCATTATCAAAGTATCGTTGCCAAGAGTGTGAGTACCTAACCATGCTTTAGTATATGCTCTATCGTTGTCCTCGAATACATCAATCACTTTACCGGGGGCCTGTTCATCGTTATGGTTCAAGTAAAAAGAAATATCACCTTTGCTTTCCTGCCATGATTTATTGAACATTCCTTTACGGGAAACATCTTTGCCTCTGTCTATGTTGTTGTACACAGCATGAGCAATGACGGCTGTTCTTTTCTGCCTGTCCATGTCCTTTAATTCAAAGACTATATCTTTTGTTTCAATGTTTTTCATATTGTAATCGTTCTTTGTTCTCTATTAAAACTTCTTATCACACTTATTCTGCTTTCCTTTGGTATTAATCGTCCCTGTCTATCCCTTACCGCTACAAGTCCCATCGTACACCTACAATTAATCGTATCACCCGCAGGAGCTGAAGGATCACCGGGAAAATCTAACTCAACCCCGTTTTTAGGATCAACAAACTTTCCATCATAAGGAACTGTTTGCCCATCCATCCTAAAGTGATCCGCATGGTCTTCGGGATTTCTTCCTCTTGTTCTGTAATCATGTACCGAGATCCACACTTTATTTTGTTCGTATTTAAAAGAACTACCCCCTGTCTTTACCCCTAAATTCGCCGCCCTGTTTACTTCGGTTCTCGCTATCCTTGCTGCCTGATACCGTAAACCGGGGTAGTTAATCATTTCATTTACTATTCTATCAACACTCCAACCCTCCTCTATTCCTTCGCTAATCGCTTTATATAAAATCTCTTTTGTTGTTTCACTTGCACTAAAAAGAACTTTCTCAATTAAGAAGATTCGTAAATCATCTCTCATCTGTCTTGTCCATAGTTCACTAAACCCTAATGTTGCTTTCTTTTCTTCCCTTACTAAACCTTTATAAGTCCTTTCAGCCCAAATAAGCCCTACCTCTGTCCATAATCTTACTACCTCATCACTAATTCCGTTATTCACTAATTGGTTATTTAGTCTTAACCTTGCTTCATTCGGGCCTAATGTCTCAACCATTTCACCCACTTGTTTAGCCAACTCCCTCAAAGAACTATAGATGACCTTATACCACTTCGTTTCTAATCTCTTGTTGATTACGTGATGCGCCCTCGCTATTTTTCTTTTGTTCAAGCTCATTTGTATAATTCAACCTTAACCAATTCCGTTTATCTCTTTCAATGCGACAATTTTTTTCCTTGTCCGTTATTGGATACTTTTCCATTACCATTTTCTCTATTGCCTTGTCCATTTGGCCCAGCGTTTAATATTTTATCCAACTCGCTCACTTCTTCAATAGGCATATGACCGCTATCTACAAACA